AACAACTTGAGCCCCTGATCAACGACATCACGGTCACTTACGGCACGGATCGGGACTTCCAGCAGACAGACTCCGCCTCGATAGCACTCTACGGGCGCAGGGAATACCTACTCGACACCACTATCAGCAACACAAATGACGCAATCATCAGGGCTGGTCAAGTCATCACAGCCCAAGCAAACCCACTATGGAACCTCGGCCAGATCAGTATCCTAGTGAACCTGCTAGATGCAGCGACCACAACAGCCGTCATGCAACTGATCAGCGGCTCACTACTGCGGATCTACAACCTACCCGCCCAAGGGCCGTACGATGACTACACGGGAATTGTTGAGGGATGGGCCGACTCGTATAACGGCGGGAACCACACGCTCACCCTGTCAATATCAGACCCCAGGTTCAGTTACCAAATACTGAAGTGGGCTGATGTGATCCCAGATATTACGTGGGGTGAGGTATATGATCAAGCCAGATGGTTTGAGGTAGTAAGCAACAACGACCTAGTAGGAGTATAAACATGGCCACAACTTCAGCGGGCAACCCGTATGTGGAGAGCAGCGACCTAGTCGCGAACTACCCAGCGACCTCGTTAGCCCTAGCAAACCGGTTAGATAAATACGCGGTGAATCCTTTCGCTGATGCGGCGGCGCGTGACGCGGCAATCCCCACACCAGTACAAGGCCAACTGGCCCAAACACTGGATGACAACAAAGTATGGCGATATGACGGGACGGCCTGGTCACCTTTTAGCGGAGCCGTGGGAGCCGCCAACTTCACCAACACGGCTACCGGCACTTATACAGACGGCGGGATTAACTACAAATACATTACCTTCACTGGCACAGGGAACTTCGAGATAGATGTGGCGGGTTTCGTGGACTGCTTAGCGGTCGGGGCGGGCGGTGGCGGGGGCAACCTGCGGGCCGGTGCTGGTGGCGCGGGCGCATTTAACGAATTATCAAACGTGTACTTAGCAGCAGCAACCTACACAGTTGTTATCGGGGCGGGTGGCACAGGCATAATAGGTGCAACAGGTTCCACCTACGCGAATGGTGGGATCGGCGGAGTATCCTCAATCGGCGATTTAGTTATCGCAATAGGTGGCGGCGGTGGTGCGAGCCAAAACTCTGGTGAAGTGTTTCAAGGTCAAGGTGGTTCGGGTGGCTCTGGTGGTGGCGGTGGTGGCGAGTCCACGGGTTCTGCTGGTCTGGCACTAATTACTGGTCAAGGTAACAATGGCGGTGCCGGTGCTGGGGCCAATGCCCTTGGCGGTGGGGGTGGCGGCGCAAGCGCAGTCGGGACTACTGGTGACGGCGGCGCGGGACAATCCTATTCCTTGACGGGCAGCGTGGTGACTCTCGCTGGTGGCGGAGGTGGCGGGTGCAATAGCGCTGGAACTGCCGGAGTCGGCGTAAACGGTGGAGGCAACGGAACCAGCAGCAACGCGACCGCTGGCGCCGGAACAGCCAACACGGGCAGCGGTGGCGGTGGTGGCGGTTTCGCTTCCGGCCTCGGCGGTTCAGGCGGAAACGGTGGGTCTGGTGTCGTAACGATTAGGGTGGTGGTTTAGATGGCACATGCAGCGAGAATAGACAAAAACGGGAAAGTGGTTCAGGTGGTGGTAGTTGATGATGACAAGTTCGTGGATGCCAACGGCAAGAAACTAGGGCAGAAGGTAGGGACGTTCCCACAAGACGAACTGCTTATGGATTACATGGAAAGCCTCGGCCTACATGACCCTGCCAGCGGTGAGGAATGGCGGTTTACCTCATACAACAACAACTTCCGTGGGACATACGCGGGCCAAGGCTTTACCTATGACAGGAAGGCCGACCAGTTCATGCCACCCGAGCCGCCAGTGACACAAGAAATCCAAACAGAGGAGGAATCATGACCGAGGAAAACCCCCAGGAAAAAGTGGAGCAGGTCGATCCGCCCAAGAAAGCCCCGAAAACACCCACAGTAATGCCACACACGGCACGCGCACGGGCCGCAGCGATAGCGAAAATCAAAGCTAGGAAGGGCTAGTCATGGAGAAATACGACAACGACCAAGACGCTTTAGACGATCAGTTGAAAGATATTGTGCCGGTTCCTTGGGTGGATGCCCCAGGTGACGTTGATGATGAGCCTGTGGACTTGGAGGAATCATGAGGAGTATAAAGAAGCAGCAGGAGTGGTGTGCTGATCAGGTAGATAACCCGTCACAGAATTGGGACAACTTGTGCCAAAGCTTCGCCCGCCAGTCATACGGCATGGGGGCTTACGGATCGTCAGCGAAAGTTGCCTGGGGTAACGTGAAAGACAAATACAAGGTCAAGATCACGAAGCCCAGCGACAAAGGCTGGTGGGCTGACGTTCCACAGGGTGCATTGCTGTACTCGACCCACGGATCTAGTGGCCACGCCTGGTGCGCTATGGGTAACGGTAAAGCCTACTCGAATGATTACAAACGCCGAGGAAAAATAGACGTAGTACCCGTGGACATTCCAGGGTGGAACTCAATCAGAAACGACACCGTAGGATACATTCTGGGGGCCCAATATTATGAGAAGGACGGGCAGCACTTCTTCGGTGTGAACTATGACCTGTGGGATGGCCACGTGCCACCCATAGAGAACGTCCTAACGGCGATGGCTGACTGGGAAGTAAAAAACAGTGCCGTCTGGCGCTTAACGTGCAGATTGAACGATCTCGGGTTTGGTAAATCCACACCGATCAGGTACGAACAGAGATGGCCAGAAAAAAACTACGGACTATACTGTGACGCTAATGGCATAGACCCATTGATGTACACGGATGCCACCCACCTCGACATATTTGGCTGATATGCCCGATTACTCAAGGAACATTCTCGCCCTCACAGTACTGCTCAGCCTTGTGCTGTTCATTATGGGTGCTATCATCACCGATAGACAGATAGAGCCGACTGTCGCGGGTGGCCTTGTGGCGATCCTCGGCAGCATAGTTGCATTATCAGCTAAGGGGAACAGATGACCGATTACATTAAGCCTGGGGAAGCCGCGCAAATGCTCGGAGTCTCACGGGACAGCATCCGCAGATACGTAGACAGCGGGGCTATCAACGGCATCACCACACCAGGTGGCCAGCGCCGCATAGACCGCGAATCAGTAACCAGCATTATTACGGAGAAAGTAGGCCGTAACGTAACGATTGTCAGGGCTAAGTGATAACGGCGCTGTGCGTGACCGCGGCACTCATGCTCACACCGGCAGCAGACACACCCAGCCCCATCAAAAAGGGCCAGAAGGTACACGATTCACCGATATCGCTGTATCAGGGCCGCTACTACGTCAAGGCAGACAATAAGAAACGGCTGTGTATCCGCCAGAAAGAATCACGCCACGCACACGGGGCCGTATCAGCGTCAGGGAAGTACAAGGGGGCATATCAGGCTAGCGCAGAGATGACCGTAGGCATGGGGTGGATGATCCAGAAAGAGCTACGAGCCACAGGAACACCAAAAGCCAAAGCCGTAGCGATAGGCGAGATCCTACGAGATACACAGATGAATAGGTGGGCTCCGTACTATCAGAGCATGGGTTTCTGGCTAGTATGGAATCACGGCAAAGGCGCATCACACTGGCCCACACGGAAAGGCTGCTAATGGACGCAGAGACTTTCGACGTGTTTGACGCTGACCACTTCGGCCTAGACGGGCAGATCCTCGTGATCTACGCCGGAGGCAAACCACGCTTGGCGTACAGGAGACACACACGCGACCGTTGGAGCCCAGAAATCCGCCCCGCCACGCCCACCGCACCCACTGACGGTTGCAACTGCAACCCGTGATGTACACTCAACATGGGATACCAGCCGAAGGGAAGTCGGCATCACGTTAAGCACATGAAAGACTTAACGATCCTCACAATTAAATAGGTGGGCCGGTGAATCCTGGGATAGGGGACGGCCCACCATTAACTACTATGAAGGGGAACAGATGACCGAACAACACGCACTATTCGACACAATAGGCGAGATCAGGGTTGACCTACCGTTCCACCATTGCACAGGGGCAGCCTGCACATATTGTGAACGGCAAGACCGTGACGATGCTAAAGCACTCGCTGATATTGACCCACAATGGCGCATGATGACCACGGCATGGCTGAAAACCATAGACATAGGTGGGCTATTAACCGCTGACCTACTCATTGAAGATGTGGGCCTGCCACTAGGACACCCGAACCAAGTCGGAGCATTATTTAGGGCGTGGAGTGCAGCAGGACGCATCGCCTCACAAGGGAACTACGTCACTAGCAGCCGTGAATCCAACAACTCTCGCAGCATAAGAGTGTGGAAGCGCACAGCATGATTGAAGTACGTAATGCCGTTATTGAAGATCTTTTATATATTGACTATTTACAGAAAAAAAACGCGGAAGATTTAGCCTTTTATCCTTCAGTGGTTTTTGAGAGAGAAATACTAAATGCGAGGATTTTATTAGCGTTAGTAAATGGAGAACCCGCTGGCTATATGTACCATGGGAGCGTGTCATCTCGTAAAATAAAAATCCATCAAGCATGTATCCAGTACGATTTGCGGGGCTATATGTATGGATCGGAACTTGTAAAATGGCTGATAAATCTTGGCAAATCAGCACACGCGCATGAAATAAACCTACGGTGTGGCTCAGATATTGCGGCAAATGGTTTCTGGCGCACCATGGGTTTCCAATGCCAATCAGTGACACAGGGCGGTGCCAGACGTATGCGTGATATTAACGCATGGACTCTAGAAATTGAACAGCCACTGTTCCCATTCGTTGTTGATCCATCAAATAAACAAAAGTCTGCACAAGCGTGGTCGAAAGCTCGTCAAGATGGAATCAGCCTTGGATCACAATTTAAGCGGGGTAAAGACATGCAAGAATACAGAAAAATTGTAGAGAAAAACACGAAACAGGCAGGCGGCACAGCATGAGCCCCGAGATCTTGGGCCTCGTGTGTGTCACCGCCGGAGTTATCATTGGGTTCATGCTTGGGAAAGGATCAAAATGAGCTACAACATGGACGGCTACGTGCAGGTCGTAGACCGAATTAAACTGTTTTACGCCCGCTACCCTGAAGGCTCATTGCAGATGGGAACACCCACATTCATAGACATTGGAGAGCAGAAATGGGCCATGGGTCGCGCTTATGCCTACCGCACACCAACAGACGAGCGTCCAGGTGTGGGCACAGCGTGGGAGATCGTGCCTGGAACAACGAACTTCACGAGGGGCAGCGAGATCCAGAACCTGGAGACCAGTGCGTGGGGTCGCGCTATCGGCTCACTCGGCATAGGTATAGATGCCAGTATTGCTACCTTAGATGAGGTTCAGCAGGCTAAAGAGCGTGGCAAGGTCATGAGAACCACCGAGACACCTCCAGATGATCCGTGGTTGTCACCATTGTCACCGTCACCGGAGATCGTGAGACCT